TACATGAACAAGAACGCTTCACTCAAGTATGGTACTCACGGCAATGCTGTTGATGCTTGGGGCGACGTTGCAGGTGCTGGTGCATTGATGGATTCAATCGGCGTTCCTATGAGCGACGACAAGTACTACATCATGAACCCTTTCACAACTACTGCGCTGTCTTCAGCTCAGAACGGTTTGAACGCGGCTGACGGCCTTGTACGTACAGCATGGGAGAAGGCTCAGATCTCTAGCAACTTCGGTGGCATGATGGCTCTGACTTCTAACGCTCTCGGCAGCTACACTTCAGGTTCTACTACTGACCGTGTTGGCGCGCTTGCAGCGGCTCCTGATGCAACTTACGTTACAGCTAAGGACACTATGACTCAGGTTCTGTCTCTCGACGGTCTGGGTACTGGTACTATCAAAGCTGGTGACCAGGTTACTATCGCGGGCGTTTACCGTCTCAACGTAGCAACTCGTCAGCCTATGCTTGACGCTGCTGGCAACCAAGTTCTGTGGACAGGTACTGTTCTTGAGGACGTGACTATCGCTGGCAACGCTGCGACTATCACTGTCTCAGGTGCTGCTATCTACGAAGCTAACGGTCAGTACAACAACGTAACTGCGGCTCCTGCCGAAGATGCGGTTGTTACTATCCTTGGCGCTGCTTCAACTCTGTACCAGCCTAACCTCTTCTACACGAAGCAAGCGTTTGGCATGGGTACTGTTAAGCTACCTAAGCTCTACTCAACTGACACAATCGCTACCACAAGTGACGGTATGTCAATCCGAGTATCTAAGTACGCAGACGGTGACGCGAATACTCAAAAGATTCGTTTCGACTTACTCCCTGCATACGCAACCTTCAATCCGCTGTTTGCGGGTAAAGGCTTCGGTGTATAAGCACTGATTGAGGAAGGGGGCTTCGGCCCCCTGATTCTTTATGGCAAAACCAAGCAAAGGCAAAGCTAAAGTAAAAGTAACCGCATCCGGTAAGAAGGTATCTTACGGACAAGCTGGTAAAGCAAGCGATGGTGGGCCACGAGTACGCGCTGGTACAAAGAAGGGCGACTCATACTGTGCTAGGTCATTAGGCATTAAGAAAGGCTTACCTAAAGACAAGCAGAACGATCCTAATACGCCAAACAACCTAAGCCGCAAGCGGTGGAAGTGTAAAGGCGCTAAATCAGCAAGGTATGAATAATGGCAACTGTTGCTCAAGTCGCAAAAGCATCGCTTCAGCGAATACTGGTACAAGCATCAGAGGCTCCTCTTGAGCCTGATGAGTATCAAGACTATATCTTCGCTCTAAATAATTACATGGCTCAGCTAGATGCTCAGGGCATTAGCTTGGGTTATACCGTGGTAGATAGCCTCGGTGATGAAGTCACAGTCCCCACTGGTGCGTTACGAGGCATAATCGCTAACATGGCGATTGAAGTCGCACCTGACTATGGAGGCGTGGTTTCAGAGGGTCTAGCTCTGGCAGCGCGTCAGGGTATGCAGACCATGAGAACAATCGGACAGCGTATTAGGGCCAGCAAACTGCCCTCTACGTTACCTTTGGGTTCTGGTAATGAGGATGAGTCTTACGGATTAAGTGGACACTTCTATCCAGATCAAGAAGCAGAGATACTCGCCGAAACTACAGGCGCAATAGGTTTGGAGGTCAATACCAATGGCGGGTAATGCACAAGGCCGCAAGAAAAGCGAGTTCATTCAGCAAGGCACAGTTCTAGCTAATAGCTATCTGGACTACGTTGTAAACGGTACTAACTACAAGATCAGCTATGACAACTTCGTAGCTAACCTTGGTGTTACTGGCTCTATAATTCAAACTGGAGCGGTAACTGGCGCACCTGTGCTAGACGTTGATGGCTCTGTAAATAAGATCAGAACCATAGAAAACGGCTCTGGAGTACTGGCAAACGTCTCAGCAGAGAATGGGATTAAACTCTCACACAACTTTGTTAATGACGGTACTGGTACTCCTCTATTCCTAAGCACCACGGCAGACCAGCCTGTGTTTGCAAGTTTGGTAGCGGGTAATGGTATCGCGCTAACCTCTACGGATAATTACATCACCATTGACCAAGTAGGTGTTGCTGAGTACGCCAACGTATCTATGCACGGAAACTCTACCGAAACTGTAATCTCAAGCACTGCTACTCCTGTGAAGGTCGCAGGGACATTTGTGGTAGGTTCTGAATCTGGTTACACCGGCGACACTACTGGTCGTATTACGCACACAGGCAACACTGCTAGGCATATCATTAACGCAATTATTAGCATGACTGTAGCCAGTGGTACTAACCACACTGTGTCAATGTACATCGCGCTGAATGGTTCTATTGTGTCTACTACGAAAACCACTACCACTACTTCTAGCGGTCTTTACCGCAGCTTGGCAACATTCGCCAACCTCGAGCTAGACGATGGTGACTACGTTGAGATATTCGTCAGAAACGAATCCACAACTGATAACCTGATTGTATTGGATGCCATTATAGGGGCGCTTTAATGCCTGTAACTCAGTTACCCATAGCGAATGGTTTCTATGTATCAGACTCTCTGCCTATCGCTGCTCAAGAGTGTACAAACTGGTATCCAAACATTGTTCAGGGTGCTGGCTTGTCTCAAGAGACTTTGTTTGGCACTGAAGGAATTGTTCAACTCGCTACCTCGGGCATACTAGATAACGTCAACCGTGGTTCTCATGAAATGGCTGGCAAGCCTTACTTCGTCAATGGAGAAAGGCTGTACCGTTTAGATGAGTCTGGCGATGATTATGTTCTGACGTTCATCGGTGATGTTGAGGGAACTGTCAGAGTCTCAATGGCTGACAACGGCACACAATTAATGGTGCTTGTTCCCAATGGTAACGGTTACATCTACAACCATGTTACTGACACGTTTAGTCAAATTACAGATTCGGACTTCACTGCGAATGGAACCCCCCAGTTCGTAGTGTTCATAGATGGCTACTTCTTAATCACCACAGATTCTAAGAAGTTCATAGTAAGCTCCATCAATGACGGCTTGAGCTATAACGCTTTAGACTTCGGTACTGCCGAGTCCGACCCTGATGACATTGTTGCTCCGGTGGTCTATAAGAACCAACTATTCATCTCTGGTGGTCAGACCTTTGAGGCATTTCAGAACATCGGCGGTGCTGACTTCCCTTTCCAACGCACAGGTCTATTTTTACAGAAAGGCTGCTACGCGCCATACTCACTTGTAAACGCGCAAGATACGTTCATGTGGGTCGGCGGTGGAGAGAATGAAGGGCCAGCCATCTGGGCGTTGAACGGTAACAGCACAGTCAAAATCTCAACTACGGCTATTGATTCACTTTTGTCTAAGTTGTCTGATACTCAAGTTGCTAGTATTTACTCATGGGCATACGCTAGTAAAGGAGCGTACTTTATAGGCTTTGCTTTGCCTGCTACGACTCTTGTCTACGATACTACTAGCCAAAGGTGGCATGAGCGTAAATCGTTCATAGCAGGCTCTTTAGGTGCTTTAAGAGTAGCGTCTGTAGTGAAGGCGTATAACAAGATTTTATGTGGCGACATCATTGATGGTCGCATTGGTCAGTTCGATCAAAACGTCTACACAGAATACGGTAATACTATTGTGCGAAGGGTGGCAACTCAGCCTTTCCAAAACAATATGCAATCTGTTTTCTTCCCTTCACTAGAACTCACAATTGAGTCTGGTGTAGGTAATGAGAATGTTCTTGATCCACAGATAACCTTAGAGCGGTCAAAGGACGGCAAGACTTGGAGCGGTGCTATCTCACGCAGTATAGGAAAGATAGGTGAGTACAGCCGCAGGGCTATCTGGAGAAGGAACGGCAGGGCGGCTAGGTTTGAGATATTCAGATTTACTCTTACTGACGCTGTAAAGCCTGTAATCATCCAGCTAACGGCTAATATCATTGGTGGTGATAAGTGACCAGCCCAAGACTTAATGCAGCTCAGCCTATCGTAAAATCAGATGGGACAATGGAGCAGCCGTTTAGACAGTTTACTCAGGACGCTAGTCTCAGCATTCCTATCATCGGCATAGGGTCACCAGAAGGTGTAGTAGAGGCTAGGCAGTATAGTTTATATATAGACTCCACTGGTTCTAGTGGGTCTATAGAGTACAGAAAGATGCAGCCATCTATCGCAGGAGATACATCTCAGGGGTGGGTTGCTGTCTAAGTGTGGTAAAATTACACAAATTTTATAAGGCTAATTTATTGTGCAAGCTGTTGTAGATCAAGACCATAGAGAAAGAATGGAAGCCCTTGAAGGCGCTATGGCTGCTAGTGACAATAGAATTGATGTCGAAACACTAGAATGCAATCATCATTTCTCTCACGGCCTATACACCAGAGAGTTACACATTCCTCAAGGAGTGGTTATCACTGGCGCTATTCACAAGTATTCTAATGTGAATATTCTTTCTAAAGGGAAAGTAATAGCTGTAACGGATCAAGGCAGAATTGAGATAGAAGCTCCTTATACATTTGTATCTAATGAGCTTGTAAAGAAAGCTATTTACGCAGTCGAAGATGCGGTATGGATTAATGTCTTACCGTGGGATAAAGAACCAGATGTTGATTTGGTTGAACAAGAGTACGTTATCCCAACTTACGATTTATTAGATATTCAAATGGGGTTAAGCCCTGAACAGTTATTGGAGAAAGAATAATGGCATTCGCAGTAGGTGGAGCTTTATTATTGGGTGGAGCTAGTCTTGCTGGTTCAGCCATGAGCAATAGAACTAACAGAAAAATTGCAGAGCAATCTCA